CCATGCAACCAGCGTTTGAAGATGAACAAGCAATCAACCCATTTGATTTTTGGAAAGGTGCAAACTTTAAACTGAAAATTAGAAAAGTTGATGGTTATTGGAACTATGACAAATCCGAATTTGAAGGTGTTACGCCATTGAAAGCGTCAGATGACGAAATCAAAGCGATTTGGGAAAAACAACACCCTCTAAAACCATTTGTTGACCCTAGTAATTTTAAAACCTATGACGAACTCAAAGAGAAACTGAATAGGGTTATTACGGGTACACAAAGTACAGCGACAGTAGATTCTGTAGACCTCCCACCACAGACTACAACGGCTGTAGAAATGCCGAAAGTAAGCTCATCAACGCCTGCTAGTGACGAGGACGATACTCTCGATTACTTTAGTAAATTAGCAGACGAAGATTAGTCCTTTCTCTCTCATTACTTAAAGCATTGACCTCTAGCGAGAAATCGCTAGGGGTTTTCTTATAAATAGTGGTATGGCAATTGATATATTTGAACCACTAAAAGACTTACAAGGCAATAAAATGAAGTCAGCTTCATGGTACAGAAACGCTGTATCATTGATTGCTGATAGAAGTAGTGCTAGTGAGTTACTTGCCTCTGGTAAACAACTAGGTAGACCTAGTGCTGGTCGTATGAGCATGTTCTTTTATGACCCTAAAACCAAGGCAAGACTACCATATTACGATACTTTTCCATTAGTATTACCATTAGAACCTATGAAAGGTGGATTTATAGGTCTCAATTTTCATTACCTACCTTACGGTGCTAGATTTGCATTTTTACAACAATTGCAATCATATGCTACCAATGGTAAGTTTGATAAATCAACTAAAATATTAGCTTCATATAACTCTATAAAAAGTAATAAATATACCAAAGTGGCTATAAAAAGATATTTGTACTCACAAGTCAGGTCTAAATTTTTGAGAATTGACACAGATGAGATGGCGTTAGCAGCCTATTTACCAGTTGCTCAGTTTACAGGTAGAACAATTGGTGGTGTATTTGCAGCCGCTAGAAAGAACTTTTAATATGGACAGAGATAGAACAAAACAATTAACTGAACACGCAAAAGAAGTGTACAGAAAAAAACAAGAATTAAATTTAACAAAACATCTACGAAAAGAGGTAGAAGTTGGCGCCAATGGTACACAGAAATATGTTATCAAATCAGGTGTTAATAAGGGCAAGGTACTATAATGGCAAAACAGAAATTAGGTGACCCAACAGATTTTAGTTATCGTGTTGACAAAGTAACAAAGATTGTAGATGGCGACACAATAGATGTAATGCTTGATTTAGGTTTTGATATCAAGTATAAGAGTAGAGTTAGACTATTTGGTATTGATACACCAGAAAGTAGAACAAGAGATAAAGTAGAAAAGAAATATGGTCTACTATCTAAAAAGTTTTTACAAGAACAAATTAAAAAGAGTAAAAAGGTAACTATCAAAACTTACAAAGGTGACGAAACAGGTAAGTTTGGCAGAATACTTGGTGATGTATTCATTGACGGTAAATCGGTAAATAGTTTAATGTGTCAAAAAGGGCACGCTGTCGAATATTATGGTCAAAGTAAAGATGATGTAGAGGCAGCTCACTTATCAAACAGAAAAAGGCATAAAGTATAATGGCAATCTTACGAGGCGGTACAAGAATATTTGGTCAAGATATTAGAATAGGTTTACCTAGAGATAGGTCACTTGACAATATCAATAAGGACCCTAGATTGCAAAGAAAGCCAGGTGGTAATCCTGAAACTACTATTAATAGATTTATTGCACAGATAAATCAAGGTGAAGGCCTTGCAAGACCGTCAAGATATTTGGTTGTGATACAACCACCAGCAACAATAAAAGTAAATAAAGAATACGGTGGACCTGGTAATCAATACAGTAGAGATGTGTCAGCTGCTGAAGGTGACATGAATGAATTAGAAAGTAATGAACTAAAAAGAAATGTTGGCATGATGTGTCAAAACATTACCATGCCAAGTAGAGATATTGCTACAGCAGAGAATAGACAATATGGTCCTGGTAGACTTATGCCTTATGCATACAAATTTAGTGGTTCAATCGAAGCAAGTTTCTATGGTGATAAGTTTTTAAGACAGAGAGCATTCTTTGAAAACTGGCAAAAGAAAATTATGGACATTAACACACACCACATGGACTATTATGATAACTATGTTGGTACAATAGACATATTTCAATTAGGTTCATTTAGTGCCGAGAGTGATAGAGATAGAGTTACATATGCAGTTAGATTGTACGAAGTATATCCACAAACTATCGGTTCATATGACTATAGTTACGGTGCTACAAATACACAGGTCAATATTCCAATTACACTAAACTTTAGAACTTGGAAGAATTTAACTATTGACCAGATTAACGGTGCAAGTATCGGGTCATCATTTGGTGATGTACCTGAAATAAAAGCAGGAAAAGATTTTGGTTTATTTGGTGGTATACTAAATAGACTGCCGCCTGAAATCAGACGAGCAGGTAGAGATGTACTACAAACAGCTAAAAGAAATCTACCAATTGGTAGAGTTACTGGTGGAAGAGTGTTTCCACCATTTTTATAATTAACAAGGAGATAATATTATGGCTTTGCCTATATTAGAAACAGCGACATATGAGTTGACATTACCATCAAGTGATGTACAAGTCAAGTACAGACCTTTTCTTGTAAAAGAAGAAAAGATTTTGTTACTAGCCATGGAATCCGAGAACGCTGGCGAGATTACCAAGGCACTAAAAGAGATTGTTCACGCATGTACATTTGGAAGTATTAATGTAAATGTATTACCGACATTTGATTTAGAGTATATCTTTTTAAATGTTAGAGCTAAATCAGTAGGTGAGGTCGCTAAGTTAAAGTTACTTTGTCCTGATGATAAAGAAACTTACGCAAATGTGGAGTTAGATTTATCAAAAGTTGAGGTGCAAGTTGATGACAAGCACACAAATGAGGTAGTAGTAAATGATAAAATCAAAATGAGATTAGCATATCCTACTATTGATACTTTTGACCCCGAACAAGACGCAAAGACATTGAAGACACAGGCATTATTTGATGTGATTGGAAATGTTGTTTACGAAATTTATGAAGGTGAAACAGTACACAAAGCAAGTGATTATACAAAAGAAGAAATGCAAACATTTTTAGAATCACTATCTACAGATGTATTTGTTAAAATTCAAAACTTCTTTAATACTATGCCACGGTTACAACATGAGGTTGAGGTAGAAAATCCAAAAACCAAAGTGAAAAGTAAAATCATGTTAAGTGGGCTACAAAGTTTTTTCGCATAGCCCTCTCACATGACAACCTAGAGAATTATTTTCAGGTGAACTTTGCATTAATGCAACACCATAAATATTCTCTAACAGAGTTGGAAAATATGATACCGTGGGAGAGGGAAATTTATATGAATTTATTAATAGCTCATATAAAAGAAGAAAACGAAAAGGCTAGGGAGAGGGCTAATAAAGGAAAATGAGTACAGAAACAAAAAAAGTAAATTTAGAACTAGAAATTGACACCTCAACAGTTGACTCTAGTAAAAACAAATATCAAGGTCTAATAGACATGGCAAGAGCTGTTGACGCTTGGAGAATATTTCCAAGATTGTTCTTAACAGTTTATATTATTCTATTATACAAATGTGTAATATGGTATATGAACTTGGCGGCTCCGACTATGGAACAGAGTGGGTTAATCAGTATCGTTGTTGGTGCTGGCGCTGCCTGGTTTGGTCTATACACAGGTACAAGTAAGAGTAAAAAATAATGGCAGAGAATAAGGGTAAAACTAAAGGCGCAATGATTTCAGCTGTTCAATCAGCACAAATGGCCGTAGGTTCAGCATTAAAAGGTGGACAAGCGGCTATGGGTGGTGGTGCAGGTGAACAATTATCGTTACCCTTGTTAGAAGATTTAAGAGAAATTGGTAGACAAAATGAAAACAACACCGAGAGTATGCTCAGTATATTCAAGTCAATGTTTCAATTTGATAAAGATGAAGCAAGAAGATTAAGAGACCAAGCAAGAGAGAACGCAGGTGAAGAAAAAGGTCCTGCTGGACCTACTGTTGTACAAGATGTAAAAGGACTTAAAGACGCTAAGGGTATACCTGGTGTATTGGCAGCTGCGGCTGCCTTGACAGCTTTGGCTGCATTTGCCAGAGGTACAATGTTTGAAGACTTGATTAGATTACCACAACAGTTAAAAGGTATTAAGGGAATGGCCACCTTTGCAAGTGGTGTAACTAAAATTGGTACACTTGGTTTAGGTGCCAAGTTTATAGACAATGCAACAGACAGTTTAAAATTATTTAAATCTAATTTCATTTTAAGATTAGATGATTTAAAAGCCAATGCGTTACTTAAATTCAAAGATATAAAACTACCAGCTTTTGTAGGTTTAGCAGACAAATTTAAAGAATTAGATTTTGTTAAAAAAATATCAGGTTCAAAAGCATATTCTATGGCAGTAACATCATTAAATGGTATTAAATCAGGTATTGCTGGTGTAATCACACCTATGAAATCAGCCTTTGGTGCAATATTTGGTTTTGCTGGTTCAGGTGGTCCTGCCGGTGCTGGTGGAGGCGGTGCTCTTAAAGGTACATTAGGTAAATTACTTACACCATTGAAAGCAATAGGTAATGTTATTGGTAAACTATTCTTGCCTATTACAATCATCATGGGAATATTTGATGGTTACCAAGGTTTCATGGATGAGTTTGAGAAAGAGGGTAGTATTCTTGACGGTATTAGAGGTGCAGTTACAGGTATCGTAGATGGATTTATTGGTGGTCTTGTTAGATTGGTAACAGACGCAACAGGTTGGATGTTAGAGAAGTTAGGTCTTGAACATATGGCAACTATCATTACAGATTTTGGTAATGATGTTACTGCTAGTTTCAGTACAGCAGTTGGCGGTCTTGTTGACTTTGTAACAGGTATATTCTCATTAGATTTAGAAAGAATTACAAAAGGTCTTAAAAATCTAGTTGGTGGTACAGCAGACTTCTTATTCACACTTGTGACAACACCAGTTGACATGGCGATAGGTTTTGTACAAGACATATTTAATCTAGGTGACCCCGATAATCCATTCACTATTAGAGGTTTCTTATTTGGTGATGAGGCAACAGGTCAAGAGGGTGTAGTAACTAAAGCAGTTAATTTTTTCAAAGACTTATTTAATATGGATGGTATAAAAGAAAAGTATGCCAATATAAAAGCGAGTGTTATGGATTTTGGTAAGAGAGCTAAGGCAATTGTAGCTGCTAGTGCAGCTTTTGTTAAGGCAGGTTTTCCAGGTGGTGAATCACCAACAGAGGCATACAAGAGAGTTTATGATGAGATTATGAATTCAGGTAGTAATAACCCTAGCACAGATGGTGGTGATGTAAAAGGTGGCGAAGAGATTGTAAAATCTAGTGTAACAAATATCGAGGGCGACACAACTGAAACAACATACAAAACTGAAACTCTTAATAGATATGGTAAAAAAGGCGAGAACCAATCAGTAACATACATTGATAACTCTACTAAACAAAATAATCAAAATGTTAATAATCAAAATGAAACATACACAGGTTCATTAACTACTGATAGTGATGATTATTTTAAAAATATGGCATGGGGTGGTGCTTAGTATTGACCGAGGTCTTTTTCGGTAATAATCTTAAATTGCATACCTTTATCTTCACAGTATTGTCTAGCGGCAGACCATTTAGCCTGGTTCTTAATATACTCAAATGACTCACGCATGTAAGATTTTGTTTTGCGTTTTGGTGATTTGGGTTTTCCTACTTGTCGGGAGGGTTTTATCTCAATCATGTACTTATCACCATTCACCGTCTTTACAACAAAGTCAGGAAAGTATCGGTGATATTT